ACCTTCCAGATGAACGTGTACTTCCATCTTTTGTCCATTTCCGTTACTGTTAAAGCTTTCCAATGCATTTACCATACCTTCGAATACACCGGCCCTGATACCATCTACAATCTGTCCATTATTGGCTACTGCACTCTTATTTCCCATACGTCCAACCAGCTCCGGTCCATTCTCACGGGCCATAAACAGTTCTCCCATATCCGGGAAGCCGCCGTTTGCATACCAGCTGACGTTGAAGTTTGGAGTCTGGAACCAACCACCATTATAAAGTCTGTGTGTATTCCATGAAGAAATGTAAAGGCTTGGTACCGGAATATGTACAGAACGAAAACCATTTGCAAATGACATTGCCGCATTGTAACCAATATTATACAGGCTTCCAATGCTGTTCTGGATCTTAGTTCCCAGTCCTGAAAATTCCCGTGCAATGCTGTCTGTTCCCTGTTCAGTGCTGGTAACCATATTTTGAATTTCATCAGATACTTTCTCTGCTGCTTTGATCCATGTTTTATTTGTTTCTTTTGATACATACCCCCAGTAACGCTTGATATACAGGTACACGGTTTTCATTGTGTCCCATGTATCACCCTTCATATCTTTTAGAGCTGTAGTAACTGATTTCGCAGAAGCTTTCCATTCTTTTTCTGATGACTTGTTAACCTCTTCAAAAGCGCCCTTCGCATCTCCGGAGATGGATGGGAAATCCTTCTTGGATTTTCCAGTAAGATCATCCCAGATTTCTCCTACTGTTGTGGTAATCTTTCCCCAGGTCGTAGAAGCTCCTGTTTTTATGTCTTCCCAAGTTCCTGATACGGTTTCTTTTATGGAATCAAACTTTTCAGAAGCAGTTGTTTTCATGCTGTCCCATGCTCCGCTGACTGTAGTTGAAATTCCATTCCATGCGGTAGATGCCACTTCTGTTATCGTATCCCAGATTTCTCCAATGGTATCTCTGATTCCTCCAAACACATCAACAACACTGTCTACTAGACCGTTAATGCCTTCCAGCAAGCCTTGCATCAGATACTGACCCATCTCTGCCATGACTGTAGATGGGGAATGGATTCCAAAAGCGCTCTTGAATCCATCAATAAATGGTTGGAAAATATGTTCCTTTATCCAAGAACCAATTCCTATTGCTGTTTCCTTGATACCATTTAAAAAGCCTTCCCAGGTAAACTTACCTGCTTCAGTAAAATGATCAATGATATACTGTTTGGCTCCTTTTACCGCATCTCCAAAAAGTCCTCCGATAAATGCTGCCAGAGCACCAAAAGCAGCTCCTATTGCCTCAAACAGACGACTTACTACACCATTCCAGTCAATATTAACTAATAACTCTGCTACTTTTTCTCCAAGTAATTTCCAGTCGGTGTTTTCAACGCCCTGAATGAAGAAATCCAGAATTCCTTTAGCTGCATTTGAAATCGTCTGTCCAGCTTTCGCCCAATCCAGAGTTTCAAAAGTCTGATTAAGAAAATCTGAAACTGCCAGACCAAACTTTTTCCAATCAAATGTAGTTACTGCTGTATAGGCAAAATCAATAATCGTATTGATTCCCTGCGCAAAGCTTCTTCCTACCAGCCCCCAATCAGTCGTAGATATAAAGGAATTCAGCGTATCTACAATTCCTTTTGTAACACTGGATACTGTAGATCGGATCAGTTCCCAGTCCAGAGAGGATAACGCACCATTAATTCCATTTCCTGCTGCGACTCCAAATCCATTCCAGTCGAATGTATCCGCGAAAGATTTTGCATAAAGGAATAGTGCATTTATTCCATTGGCAAGAGTCGTTCCTACCAATGTCCAATCAATTGTACTGATTGCATTATTCAAGGTTTCAGCAATTCCGCTGCCCCAGTTTCTGACAGTAGAATAGACCAGCTCCCAGTCGATACCGTTTAGAGCACCGTTGATTCCGTTTCCAATGGCAGTTCCGAGGCTTCCCCAGTGGAAATTCTCGGCAAATGTATTTGCAAATCCAAATACTGTATTTAATCCCTGTGCTAAGGTATTGCCTACTAAGCCCCAGTCAGTCGATTCAATAAAGCCATTCAGGAAAGTTGCAATACTTTTGGCTATCTTGTTGGCGGTGTTCTGGATATCATTCCATGGAATGCTCTGCAATGCAGCATTCAGTTTTCTGCCAACGATGGAACCAAGCTCTGTAAAATCTGCATTCTTCCAGGAATCCTTGATCAGCTTCGCAAGATCTTTGAACTGGCTCTGAATGGCAGTGGTCTCAAACATATCATTCACGCCGCCCAGTGAGCTGTTCCCATTTCCAGTGGATGATTTGGAATTATCATCCATTTTCGTGATCTGGTCAAAGCCAAGTAATGTTCGTTTGTACTTCTCTGCTGACTTGGATGCTTTATCTGCACTCTTGCTGTTGGTGTCCAGGCTTTTCGCATAATCTTGATTAACTTTCTTGGCAGTCACCATGGTGGTCTTTCCCGTCAACGCTCCCATAAGCTGACCGATAGCATTGACCACACGGATAATCATCTGAATCAGATTATTCAGAATTGGTGCTACTACTTCAAGGATTGGCGCAAAAGCAGTTGCAAGAGAATTCTTTAACTGTGTCAAGGATGACATCAGCATCGACAGGCTTGCATTTGTTCTGCTGTCGTATTTTGCCAGGTTATTAAAACCATCTACCAATGCGCTTCGAAACTTATTTGTTAAAACAAATAGACTTCGAATACCCAAGGTATATTTTAGAATATTTTTAAGTCCACCCACAAATCCATTGGATGAACTTTGTGCTCCTTTTCCAATGCTTTTCAGACTTCCTGTTAGTCTGCCTATAACCGGGATGCCTGTTGAGAACTTCTGAATCAGTGCTCCGAATAAACCGGAAGTTCTTTTGATTACAGGACCTACTGCAGATGCGGCTTTCTTAAAAAGATTTACTGCATTGGTAAGTCCTCCCCATCCCTTTTGCACTGCTTTAATAGTTCCAGAGCCAAGTCCGCCAAGAGCTTTCCCTGTACCAGATAAAATACCTTTTCCAAGATTGAGCGCCTGTTTTGGAAGTGAAACCTGACGCGCAACGTCTGTTCCATTCTTCTCCATACTTGCTTTCGACTGTTCGTATCTTTTTACTGCTGCCTCGGCATTCTTTATGTCATATTCCAGAGACTTCCAGGCGCGGCTCTCCTGATTCGTACCAAGAGCTTCCATTTTGTCTCGTTTTTCATAATATCTGTTAAGAGCTGCCTGTGCTTTCTCGATTTCGGATTTTACAAGTTTGTAATCATTTGTCTCTACCTTAAATCCAGCTTTTACCTGATAATTTTTCACGGCATCTTTTAGTGATACAGATGACAGTGCTTTTTTAATCTTTTGAGTCATATTTCGTATTGGTCCAAGTATCTTATCGGATCCCAGATTCTGGAAAGGATTCTTTATCTTATCTGTTTCCTGTCTGATCGCATCTGTACTCTTTTTAACTTCCTACCGGCTTTTATCCAATTCCTTTTTCAGGGGACTGGTATCTGCTTCAATCGTGACTTTTAACTTAGCAAGATCTTCTCCCATGTTCTCCACCTCCTTCCTCAAAAACCGCCGCAAACATTACTGATGCCGGCGGCGGTTCCATTCTGCCATATAGGCTCTTCGATTTTCCTTATACTGTTCCCATTTTCTGTCTTCTTCTGCCTTCTGGTAACGTTCCTGTTCTTTCTCAAACAGTTCCGGATAATATTCCCATGGACGCTTGATATCTCCTTTTCCGGATATCAGTGTTGCAAGATTCGCAGTCAGTATCTCTGCCAGAATAAAATTATCCATGATCCTCTGCTTCTCTTTTCGCCTTCTCTGGCGCTGTAAGCTGTCCATGGTGTCTATGATTTCATTTATGGACATTTCCCAGTACTCTTTTGCAGAGATTCCTAATTCCAGTGCATAGAAATACAGATTGGAAAGCTGATCAGACATTAAGCATTTTCTACCGCTTCCAGAAGTGCCACTGCTGTCTTCTCCGGTAAAAAACCCGATACTACCATGATCGGGATGAGTACCTTCTGATAGAGTTCAAGCTGGCTGTTTCCTTCCTCGATCCAGATATCGTACAGTTTCTTTACATCGTTGTAATCTACGCCATGCTCCCAGGGTTCCATGGCCGCCTGAATAATGGTAAGCATTACAGAAAGCGGCGGGATATCATCAATCATGTTCATGAGATTCTGGCGATATTTATTTTCCAGTTTCTCAATACCTGCGGCTTTTAATTTCAAGCGATAAGCTCTTTCTTTGACATTCCAGTATACGAACGGCTGTCTTTTCTTTTTCGGTTCTTCTGTCTTTGCTGTTTCTGGGGACTCTTTTTCAGCACTGTCAAGGCCGCCAAGGCTGCCTGTGTTTTCATAATCTAACATCTCTTATTCCTCCTTATGCCGGGTCTGTATATTTAAAATCGGACTGAACTGCCATGCTTAATTCAAATTCAATTACGCCATTAACAGCTCCGCCTGTACGTTTTAC